CATCAGGCCCCCCAGCGCGCCGTGCAGGATATAGGCCATCCCGACCGCCAGGGTTGGTGCACCGCCCGCGCGGGAGATGATCGTCAAAATTTGGCTTCTTTTTCTCTTGCATGGTAGGTACCATTTGGGTTAATTTATCACCACATGGTACCTACCACATGGATCCGGAACTTTAACAACACCCGGCAGTGTTCGAGCACTGAAGGGCGTCTAACCTCACCAACTATCAAGGAGTTGATTATGGCTAATTCGCATTCTACCCCAGACGTCGGCGCAACAGGAACAGAGCGCAAACTAATTGTGGGATACCGCCCGAATGTTTTCGACAAATCCACGCCCAGCATCAACCTGTCTGGCAAATGGCTGCGTGCGGCAGGGTTTGATACCGGACATCAGGTGACGGTCAAGGTAATGAATGGCTGCATTGTGCTGATGGCGTATAGCGAGAACGAACAGAGGCTACTGGACGAAAACAAGCGGGTAAAAGAGACACTGGCACAGGTTGATCGACGTCTGGTTGAACTGAAATCAACCTTGTAGACAAGTTCGGTGCTGGCCAAAATCTCCTCCCGGCTAATCCTTAATTTTTTACTCTCTATTGCCCCAACCAACATTATGCTGATGCACCATGTCACCGCCGCGCTGCGTGCACACGTGCTGTTCACCCGTGATGTCGATTACATCGTAAAAGACGGCGAAGTCATCATCGTTGATGAACACACGGGCCGTACAATGCAGGGGCGTCGCTGGTCTGATGGCCTGCATCAGGCTGTCGAAGCCAAAGAGGGCGTCGACATTCAGAATGAAAACCAGACGCTGGCATCTATCACCTTCCAGAACTACTTCCGTTTGTACGAGAAGCTGGCAGGGATGACCGGTACAGCGGATACCGAAGCGTTCGAATTCAGCTCCATCTACAAGCTCGATACCGTGGTTGTGCCTACCAACCGTCCGATGATCCGTAAAGACATGCCGGACCTGGTCTATATGACCGAAGCTGAAAAAATTCAGGCGTCTTTAACGCCAAGCGAAAGCCCGGTTTTTTCCAGAATTTGCTCTTTCGAAAGTCCTTTTTCGATATATTTGAACGCGCGCTGTGGATGCTCGCCAAATACTTTATAAAGATTTTTCACTTCTAATTTAATTGCCATGCAATAGAGAGTGTCCTGTTATTTGTTTATGTCGATATCATTACCATGGTAAATAGTTAACTGGCATTACCCTAACATACTGAGAATCTGAGACAACCCTGGGTTCTCTTATGGCATGAAATTTGCCGTAAGCGAAACGGCTGAATTTCCCATGAGCAAAGGGCTGAGCGTGCGTTGAATTTTTCTGAATTTTTTGCTGCGCCATCGGGGAATTTCACCTGAATCGGAGTGATTCAGGTGAATATGACGTGGAAATTACAGTGTAGAAGGTAGGGAATATTATGGGGAGAATAATGAGATTTATATTAAATTAACGAACGTTAATTCGTTCATTAGAAATCCCAATCCTCATCTTCCGTCTCTACCGCTTTACCCATCACATAGGACGACCCCGACCCGGAGAAGAAATCGTGGTTTTCGTCCGCATTCGGGGACAGCGCGGCCAGAATAGCCGGATTCACTTCTGCCATTTCAGGTGGGAATAGCGCCTCGTAGCCAAGGTTCATCAACGCTTTGTTGGCGTTGTAACAGAGGAATGCTTTTACGTCTTCCTCCCAGCCGCTTCCCGCGTACAGCGTTTCGGTATAGCTCAGCTCGTTGTCATAGAGATCCATCAGCAAATCCAACGCAAACCCTTTTAGCTCTTCACGTTTTGCATCGTCGACTTTCTCCAGCCCTTTCTGGAACTTATAGCCAATATAATAGCCGTGAACCGCCTCATCGCGAATGATCAGACGAATAAGATCGGCGGTGTTGGTTAGCTTGCCGCGGCTTGACCAGTACATCGGCAGCCAGAAGCCGGAATAGAAGAGGAAGGACTCCAGAAACACGCTGGCGATCTTTTTCTTCAGCGGCTCATCGGCGCGGTAATACTGCAATATCAGCTCGGCTTTACGCTGCAGCGAGGCGTTCTCTTCGCTCCAGGCATACGCCGCATCCACATCTTTGGTCTGACAAAGGGTGGAAAAAATAGAACTGTAAGAGCGGGCGTGCACGGCCTCCATAAAGCTGATGTTCGACATCACCGCCTCCTCATGCGGCGTGAGCGAGTCCGCCATCAGCGCCGGGGCGCCAACCGTGTTCTGAATAGTGTCCAGCAGCGTCAGCCCGGTAAAAACGCGGATTGTCAGCTGCTGCTCAGCATGGCTGAGCGATTGCCAGGCCGGAATATCGTTGGAGAGCGGCACCTTTTCCGGCAGCCAGAAGTTGCTGGTCAGGCGGTTCCACACCTCCAGGTCTTTATCGTCCTGGATCTTGTTCCAGTTAATGGCACTCACGCGTGACAGTTTCATCCTTTCTCCTTACAGCGCGCAGGACACGCAGCCTTCTATTTCGGTGCCTTCCAGCGCTAGCTGGCGCAGGCGAATGTAGTACAGCGTCTTGATGCCTTTCTTCCAGGCATAGATCTGCGCTTTATTGATGTCGCGCGTGGTGGCGCTATCCGGGAAGAAGAGGGTCAATGACAGCCCCTGATCCACATGTTTCGTGGCCTCGGCGTAGGTATCGATAATTTTTTCCGGGCCGATTTCATAGGCATCCTGATACAGCGCCAGGTTGTCGTTGGTCATAAACGGAGCCGGGTAGTACACGCGGCCCGTTTTACCCTCTTTGCGGATCTCCACCTTCGACACGATCGGATGGATACTGGAGGTGGCATGGTTAATATACGAGATTGAGCCGGTAGGCGGCACGGCCTGCAGATTCTGGTTATAGATACCGTACTCCATCACGTCATTCCGTAGCTGTTGCCACATCGCGCGGGTTGGCAACACAATTCCGGCAGCGGCAAACAGGGCGCGCACTTTGTCGGTTTTCGGCTGCCAGTGACCTTCCAGATACTGGCTAAAATACTCGCCGCTGGCGTAGCGCGACTGCTCAAACCCGGCAAAGCGTTGACGGCGCTCCCGCGCCAGCATCATAGAGGTATTCAGAGCGTGCCAGGTGATGGTGTAAAAATAGAGGTTGGTGAAATCCAGCCCCTCCGGGCTGCCGTAGGCGATCCCTTCGCGCGCCAGATAGCCGTGCAAATTCATCTGCCCCAGGCCGATGGCATGTGAGGCGGCATTGCCCGCTTCAATCGAGGGCACGCTGCGGATATGGCTCATGTCCGAAACCGCCGTCAGGCCGCGCACGGCGGTCTCTACCGTGCGGCCAAAATTGGGGGAGTCCATGGTGTGGGCAATATTCAGCGACCCGAGATTACAGGAGATATCTTTGCCGATGTCGGCGTAATCGAGGTTCTCGTCGTAGGTTGAGGCGCTGTTTACCTGCAAAATTTCCGAGCACAGATTACTCATGTTAATGCGCCCGGCGATGGGGTTGGCGCGGTTTACCGTATCTTCATACATGATGTATGGATAGCCAGACTCAAACTGGATCTCCGCAAGCGTCTGGAAGAAATCACGGGCGTTAATATATGTTTTACGAATGCGCTCGTCGGCCACCAGTTCGTCATACAGTTCGCTGATCGCCACGTCGCCGAAGGGTTTGCCATACAGCCGCTCGATGTCGTACGGCGAGAAGAGCGCCATCTCCGCGTTCTCTTTGGCCAGCGTAAAGGTGATGTCTGGAATGACCACCCCCAGTGACAAGGTTTTGATGCGGATTTTCTCGTCGGCGTTTTCGCGCTTAGTATCCAGGAAACGCAAAATATCAGGATGGTGGGCATGCAGATAGACCGCCCCGGCACCCTGACGCGCGCCCAGCTGGTTGGCATACGAAAACGCATCTTCCAGCATCTTCATCACCGGGATCACCCCGGAAGACTGATTTTCGATGCGCTTAATCGGCGCGCCCGCTTCACGCAGGTTCGAAAGTAAAAACGCCACGCCGCCCCCGCGTTTCGACAGCTGCAACGCCGAGTTTACCGCACGGCCAATCGACTCCATGTTGTCTTCAATACGCAGCAAGAAACAGGAGACCAGCTCACCGCGCTGCGCTTTGCCGCAGTTAAGGAAGGTGGGCGTCGCCGGCTGAAAACGGCCTGACAACAACTCTTCCGTCAGCTGCCGGGCCAGCGTCTCATCCCCCTGTGCAAGGGTTAACGCCACCATCACCACCCGATCTTCAAAGCTCTCCAGATAGCGTTTGCCGTCGAACGTTTTCAGGGTATAGCTGGTGTAATACTTCCAGGCGCCGAGGAAGGTTTTGAAACGAAAACCGCTGGCATGGGCCTGTGCAAACAGGGAAACCATAAATGAACGATCGTAGCGGGCCAGAACGCGCTCTTCGTAATAGCCTTCACTGACGAGGTAGTCGAGCCGGGCCGTTGCGCTGTCGAACGTCACGCTGTTCGGGATCACATGGGCCGTGAAAAAGGCATCTACCGCCTGACTATCTTTCTCGAACTGAATACGCCCCTCACGATCGTAGAGGTTAAGCATCGCGTTCAGGGCGTGGTAGTCGGTGGTTCCCTGGATTACACGTTCTGCGGTTGTTGTTGCCAAAATTCGTTCACTCCTTTACGCACATTCTCTACGTCCTGCTGTGTCCCCATCAGTTCAAACCGATAGAGATACGGCACGCCGCATTTTTGAGAGATAACATCCCCGGCGCGGCCGTAAGCTTCGCCAAAGTTACGATTGCCCGCTGCGATAACGCCGCGAATCAGCGCCCGGTTTTGCGGATCGTTCAGAAAGCGGATCGCCTGGCGGGGAACAGCACCCGCCGTACCCCCGCCGCCATAGCTGGGCACCACCAGAATATAGGGTTCGTCTACCTGGATGCGTTCGCGCTCGTTAAGCGGGATACGCACCGCAGGCAGCCCGACACGCTCGATAAAGCGGTGCGTGTTCTCCGAGCTGCTGGAGAAGTAGACGAGCAGACTCATGCGCTGGCTGCCTGAGCCTGCAGACGGTTAATCATGTCGGGACGAAAGCCAGACCAGCTAGTTTCACCGGCGACAACGACGGGCAGTTGACGAAAACCCTGTGCGCGGAGTGTCTCTGCGGCGTCCGGAACCTGGTCTACATTCACCATCTCGAAAGTCACGCCGCGGTTTTCCATCGCGCGTTTAGTTGCGTGGCATTGAACACAATCGTTACGAGTGTAAATAGTAATGCGCATGATTCGTATTTCCATTTAAAATGAGAGGACGCCGCGATTGAACGCGTGCGGTAGTGTCTGTGTTGCTAAAGGGAATACTAGATGTAGTTGTCTTAAGTTTCAACCATACAAGATATGGGAAATTCAGATTAATGCGCTTCTACTGATTAGCACAGCGGGGGAGGGCTTGGTACGCGGGCTTTACAGGCCATAAACAGAAAAGCCCCTGCTAACGGATGTCAGCAGGGGCAGAGTGAGAACCTAAATCCGTGACTATTTACGCAGGCTCAGCAGCGCACCGATAAAGATCCCGACGGCAGCTACCGTACCCACGGCGTACAGCGGTTTTTCGCGGATAAAGGTGTTTGCACACCCAATCGCATCGCACGCTGCCTGCTGGGTACGCGAACGGCCCTGCATACGGGCGCGGGTTTCACGCAGTAAAGCTTTCGCTTTGCGTCTGGCGACATCCGCATCGTCTTTCGCATCAGATCCCCAGGACTTCAGAACATCTTCCTGACGGATACGGATACGGATACGGAAGGGAAAGGAATAACCCCCTCTCTTAGCGCGGGGGAGAAAGAACTCTCAGAAGACGTTATTTCGCAAGTTCAGCCCACCGCCCCACGATACCTCCAGGGCCTGGATGAGCCGATCGGTAAATTCACGATGATAGCCACTTGGCTACCAAGCAGGGATTTCCGGCAGCGTGCAGCTATGTGGGGGATCGCGTTGCTTGAACCTGATTACCTTGTAACTGAACTTGCAGAATTCACATCGTACTGGGAGTCGGAGGGAAAGGTGTTCACGCAGATTCAGTGGGAACAGAAGTTTGCCAGGCATGTAAAGCACGTTAGAGCGAAACAAAAACAGCAGACCGGAGGTAACGACAATGCAGCAGTTCGATCAGAACCAACAGCATCCCGAGCTGTTCAGCAAATTCAGTCAGCCCACGCAGAGTGGCGCCGCAAGAACGGACTTGATGGCAACGGAAACGGCGTGGCGGTTGTGGCAGGTGATGGGGGAAATCTTCTCGAACCGGTGGACGCAGAAGAATGGGTCAGAACCTACGGACCTTTGGATTGCTCAGATAGGTTCGATGACTGAAAGCCAGATCGGTCTGGTCTGCCAACAGTGCGTGGAACGCTGTGCAGTTGGGAATACCTGGCCCCCGGATCTCGCTGAGTTTGTCTCTCTGGTTTCTGAGAGTGGCGCCAACCCGTTTGGGCTGACCTCGGAGCAAGTGATGGCAGATTACAGACGCTGGCGAAACGAATCTTATCGATATTCGGGCAGCGATAAATATCCATGGCCGCAGCCGGTGCTGTATCACATCTGCATCGAAATGCGCAGAACCGGCGTTGAACGCCAGATGACAGAGGGGGAGCTTAAGAAACTGGCTGAGAAACTACTCACGAAATGGACGAAGCACGTTAGCAACGGACTCTCGGTACCGCCGATCCGTCGCCAGCTGGCAGCACCGCAGCACCCGGCAGGACCAACTCCGGCACAGCTGCTGATGGAAGAGTACAAACGCCGTAAAGCGGCAGGCTTAAGCAACTAAATCGAGTATTGACCAATGACCAAACAGTTAACCCAGAAAGAGCAGGTGGCGGTTTTCGTACGCTACCGACCGAATAGCGCCGTCGGCGATGTTTCCGAAGCGCTGGACATGGCTGGCGCCACCGCAGGCAAATTGCTCCGTGAACTGAGCGATGAGGGCGTGATCATCCGCACCCGAAATAGCGTGCAGTTCATCTACGCGGCAGCGCCTGGGGCAGAGATACCTGACGTGATCTTGCCGTGCATGGTGCTGAAAAGTGACCCGGTGAAAATAATGGAAGCCGAGCTGAAAGCCGAAGCGCTGGCGGAAAAGGGTTTATGGCGCCGTGCAGCTGGCGTTTATACCGACATGTTCAGCATCGCCTGCAGTTCTGTGGAAGTGGCGCGCATAGCCAAACGCCGCAAAGAATGCCTGCGCATGGCGAAGAGAGCATGATGATGGCCAGCATTAAGCTTTGGACCATCATCCGCGCTATCCAGTGCGGTAATGAGATTACCCCGCGTCAGGTTTGCCGATTACTCGAGTGTGACAGCAAAAAGGCCAACCGCCTGTTGGAGCATCTGGTTCGTGCTGGCGCCGTTAAAAACGTCGGCCAGCGCCGGCATCCTTTATTCGTTATGCAGCCGGGCGGAGAGAGGTGCATCAAGCCGTTGCAGGTTGAACTGGTGAATAGGCACCAGCCAAGCATTACAGACGTTTGCCGTCAGAACTGGCAGGGCTATCAGGTGCACAAAATTTTCGGCAGCGAACGTGCATGAGAAGTGTAATACAGCAGAGGCCTCTCCTGAGGCCTCCTTCTATACAACCTTCTTTGCCCACCGTCTCCGTCTCGGTTTAGGTACGCATGATATGGCGGTGAGGCGTGTTCCACAGATGGAACAAACCGCACCATGAGGTTGGTTTAGATCGGAACTAAAGGTCGTGAAAAAGAACTTTTTGCTCGAA